TAAAATACAAAGACAGTTAATAATTGAAAGAGCAAAAGCAGATAGAGATAGAGCTGAATTATTAGAAAAGGCTATTGATATTGAAAACTTTAATGTAGAGCAAAGAATTGCATTTCTAGAAGAAGCTAGTGCATTAGAAGATGATATAACACAAAAAGAAATAAGATTAGCACAACTAAGATTAGATACTAAAATAGAAGAAAACAAATTATCAGGATCTACTAAAGAAGATTTAGATGAAGAAGCACAATTAAGAGCAGATCTTATAACATTACAAACAGCTCAACTTACAAAACAAAAAGAAGTAACATCTCAGATTATTGCATTTAGAAATGAAGATAAAGCAAGAAAAGAAGCAGATAAAACTACAGCAGAAGCAGAGGCACAAGCTGAACTAGATGCACAAAATGCTTTCTTTGAAGCACAAAGAGATGCTATAGCTGTAAATGAAGATGCAAGAACACAATTAGAAATACAAAAAACTCAAGAAAGATATGATGCCTTAATTGCTCAAGCTCAAAAGTATAATGGAGATGTTGAAGCATTAACACTAGCTAGAACAGAAGCTATTGCAGCTATTGAAGCAAAAAGCCAAGATGATACTGGTGAAATAGTAGAGGAAGGTGAAAAATTTAAAGTATCTACATTAGCTAAATTTATAGCATTAGGAATAGGAATAGCTACAGAAGGTTCTAATGCAGCAAAAGCATTAGGAATAGCAAATGCAATTATATCTACTTATGTAGGTGCAGCAGATGTATTAGCAACTGAAAAAACATTATTTGGTAAAATAGCAGGAGTTGCTACAGTATTAGTAACAGGTTTCAAACAAATTAGAGCAATACAGCAGACACAAATACCAGTATTAAGTGTTGGAGGTGTGTCAGCAGGAGGAGGATCAGCACCTGCACCACAAATACAGCCACCTTCATTTAATGTAGTAGGTGCATCACCTATTAATCAGCTAACAGAAGTAATAGCAGGACAGCAGCAAAAACCTATACAGGCATATGTAGTTGAAGGTGAAGTTACAACTGCTCAAGAATTAGCTAGAAATAGAGTACAAGCAGCAGGAATTTAAAAAAAGTAAAATATAAATAATTATAATAATATGAAGATTGTAGAATTAATATTAGATGAGGATTTAGAGTTTAATGGAGTAGATGCTATCTCTATTGTAGAGAATCCTGCAATACAAAGCAACTTTGTAGCACTTAAGGATCAAGAAGTTAAACTAGCAGAGGTTTCTAAAGAGAAAAGACTTTTGCTTGGACCTATACTAATTCCTAACAAGCCTATTTTAAGAAATGGTGATGATGAAGATTACTACATATATTTCTCTAAAGATACAGTAGAGAAAGCTAGTCAAATGTATTTAAAACAGGGTAATCAAGGAAATGCATCATTAGAACACCAATACAGTCTAAAAGGTTTAACTCTTGTAGAATCATGGATAGTAGAAGATGCAGTACATGATAAGAGTAGACTATATGATAACACTAAAGAAGTTCCATTAGGTACATGGATGGGAGCTATCAGAGTAGATAGTGATGAAGTATGGGAAGATTATATTAAAAATGGAGCTGTTAAAGGTTTTTCAATAGAAGGTTATTTTGCAGACAAATCTGAAAGACCAAAAGAAGCTATAGATGACTTTCTAAGCCAATTAGAGGCTGCTGAGGCAGAGTTTCTATTATCAGAGATAGAAAGTGTTATAAATGAAAAAGAAGTGGCTTTAGAGAGCTTTAATGACTATCCTGATGGAGTAGCTAATAATGCTAAAAAAGGAATAGAGCTTAATAAAAAGATAAACAATAAGTGTGCAACTGATGTAGGTAAGATTAGAGCTACACAATTAGCACAAAAAAAGAATATAACAGTAGAGACTATCAAAAGAATGTACAGTTATCTTTCTAGAGCAGAAGATCAGTATAGAAAAAATGAAAATGATTCTGAGGCATGTGCTAATATATCATACCTATTGTGGGGTGGATTAGCAGCATTAGGATGGAGCAGAAACAAACTAAGAGAATTAGGTGAGTTAGAGCTTGAGACTATTGTAGTTGATGATGACTTTGCAATAATTGATGATAGATTAGCATACTCCTCTATTGAAAAAGCAGAAGAGATGGCTAAGAATTTAGGGTGTGAAGGTTACCATATGCATGAGCTTGATGGTAAAGAGTGGTTTATGCCTTGCTTTGAGCATCAATTAAAAGAACCATGTCAATCAGGATATGAAATGTATGGTTTCAAGATTAAGAATGGAAAAAGAGTACCTAATTGTGTACCAATTAAATCATAGTTATGCCTTATAAAAAGAAACATAAAAAGAAAAAGAAGAAGTAATGGCTAAAAGTAAGTTTATAAGCTCTAGCACATTAGAAAAAAAGAAGGTTAGAAGAAAAGGAGTACATGCTAAGACTAAGACAAGTAAGTTAAAAGCCAGTAAACACTATAAAAAAACCTATAAAGGTCAAGGAAGATGAATAGAAAAAGAAAAAATCCATATCCATCCTATACAAGTCCAATTAGAACACAAAGAGGATGCTTGTGTGATGACAATACATATGATGTAGAATGTTGTGATGGTACAATATGGGGACAAGGAATAGGAATTACAGAAGCTACACCAGTTACACCAGTAGAAGAGAATTTCATATTACAAGAAGATGGTAATTATTTACTACAAGAAAACAATTTTAAAATAAAGCAGTAATGGCAAATAAAAAAATATCAGAATTAACATCAGCTAGTACATTAACAGGATCAGAAGAGTTTGCATTAGTGCAGAGTTCTACAACTAAGAAAAGCACCTTAACAGTTTTACAGCATTATATAGTAAACACACTAGAGCCAACAAATTTAACAGTAGTTAGTGGTGGTGGTGATATTGATTTAGGTGATTCAACTTATGATAATGCAGAAATTATAGTGCTTTCATGGAGTGGTGGTAGTGATACAATAGAGTTAACACTACCTGATGCAACCACTACAAACAATACAAACAGAGCATTTAGAATTATAACAGACAGCACATATACTACTAACACAAAAGCAGATCTAACTCCTATAGCAGGACAGACATTAGATGGATCTTCAGATGCTTATAGAATTAACAAGGCTTATGAAGGCATTAAAGTGTTTAGTAATGGAGTTGAATGGTTTATAATTCAGAAAAAAGCATCATAAAATATAAATTTTAACACATATATAATTATAAAGATATGAAAGCAAATGATACAATAAGTAAAATTAAAAATTTATTAGGCATGGAGCTATCCAAAGAAGAAGTAAGTAATGTAGAGGTTAAAGCAGAAGAAATTGCATTAGCTACTATGAACTTAGAAAATGGGACAGTCATTGAAGCTGAAGAGTTTGCTGCAGGAAAAGAGGTGTTTATTGTTACAGAAGATGATAGAGTACCAATGCCTGTGGGTGAATATACTTTAGAAGATGGTAGAGTTGTTGCTGTTGAAGAAGAAGGTATGATTGCAAGTATTTCTGAGGCTAAGGCTGAGGAAGAAGAAGCAACATCAGAGGAAGAGATGAAGTCTCAAGAATCTAAGCCTGAAGATTTAGCAAATGACTTTGCAACTAAAGATGAAGTCAATGAACTGAAAACTATGATTGAAGAAATTAAAGTAAATCTTAGTGAAGTATTAAATAAAAAGGAAGAAGAGATTACAGAGATGGAAACTAAGTTATCAGAAACACCTGATGCTGCTCCATTGAAGCATAGTCCTGAAAACAAGAGAGAAAAAGATTTCTATCACATTGCATCTCAAAGAGCTGAGACATCTCTAGATAGAATCATGAGAAAATTAAGTTAATAATTATTAAAATAAATAAAAAATGAGTAAACCAACTATAACAACTAGCTATTCTGGAGCTTCAGCTCAAAAATTTATAGCTGCCTCTTTATTAGAGGGGACTACATTGGCAAATGGTGGTGTAACTATCATGCCTAATGTAAAATATAAAAGTGTAATTCAAAAAGTAGATGTGGCAAACATTATTGCTAATGCTACTTGTGATTTCACAGATGCAGGAACTGCAGCAATTACTGAAAGAGTAATTACATTAGAAGAGTTCCAAGTAAACATTAAATTCTGTACTAAGCAGTTTGTAGATTCATGGGAATCAGCAGAGCTAGGTGCTTCAACATTTAAAAATATGCCAAGAACTTTTGGAGACTTTATTGTAGGACACTTTGCTGACCAAATTTCTGCAAGTGTGGAAAATTCACTATGGCAGGGAGCAACAGGAACTGCAGGGCAGATTGATGGATTTGAAACATTATGGGCTGCTGATGGTGATATTGTTGATGTTACAGGTACAACTGTTACTGCTGCAAATGTTATCACTGAGTTAGGTAAAATTTTAGATGCTGCACCAAACACAATTTATGGTAAGGATGATCTTACTTTATATGTTGATAGAGGTATTATGAAAGCATATGTAAGAGCATTAGCTGCACAAGGTGGTGGTTATGAAAACAGAGTAAACATGTGGTATGATAAAAATACACCATTAACATTTGATGGTATACCTTTATTCTTAGCAAATGGTTTATCTGCTAACACTGCTGCATTAGCACAGTCATCTAACCTGTACTTTGGTACAAATTTAGTTGATGATATGAACACTGTAAAAGTAATTGATACAGCAGA